CTAAAATTAAGAGGGACGTTTACTTCAGGTAATCCTGTAAAATCACGTGTTTTTATAGTAATAATATTTCCTACAATTACTCCAGCATTATACGTACAATATATCGGATCACAATTAGGATGATAAACGAAAAGATATCCATTACCATCCGAGAACTGACATTCTATAGTAGGATCAAAAGTTCCTCCTGTAGCTACAAAAAGAGAAACATCAACAGTAGAACTTAATAATGTAGTCGATAATGGAGCTGCAATAGTAGCACTACTAGATCTATAAAAATATAACGTAGAACCAATCTGTTCTACTACAATTTGAGTTAATCCATCTCCACCTACATTATTCCACTTATAAGTTGAGATAGCATTATTAGCTCTAGGAGTATTAAACGTTGTAAAATTAGTTTCGTAATCAATACCAAAACGGCGGGTAACATCACCTACGATAGTAAACTCACAATTATCAGTAGCCGTAGCAGCATTCTCTGGAAAATTAAGTCCAGTGCTTTCAGTGATTAAACCTTTAGTAAAATTATTTTCTACAGATGTAGAGAACTGTTGAGCCATTAATCTATAACTTCAACAATCTTAATATTTCTAGAACTATAATACATTTCAGCATGTTTCTTAGCAGCTCCAAAGCTAGTGAACATACACTTCAACCGTTCAGGAACATAACCTCTATTCTGTTTAAAGTACCACAAACAAGTCTCATGATCCTTTACAGCATGAAGTTCATTATCTCCAGTAATTAAAGCAGGATCTGTTAATCCAAAACTATTCTTAGGAAGTGTTCCATCTATAGCTTCGAATACAAAGATTCGATCATCACTTCGAGTTTTAGGCTCAGCACCCATTGTCATTGATCCCATCCTCTATTCTTAAATGGACTACCATAGTTAGGACCAGCTCTGCCAAAGTTAGCTAACTGATCAAAATAACTAGGTCTATCGGTTAATGATTTATCCTTCTGGAGTGTTCCCCATTGACGTTTAATTTCTAATTCTGCTTTAGGATGAGTCATTTGTTTCAATTCTAAGAAGGCTAATGATTTAGCTTCATTCAATAACAGAGGAAACTGTTGTTCATCTAATGCAGGAATGAAACTATCTACCATCTGCCATGCAGGAAGAACTTCCCCCCAACACATAGTTTTACTAGTTTCTAACGTACTATCTTTAGCTTTATCATAACCATCGAAGATTACATAAAGATTCTGAATTACAGTACAAAATTGAGGTTGTTTATTATTCTTGTAATTGAATGTAAAACTCTTACCATTAGCTGTGAATGTAAAGGTAGCTGTATCTGTCTGCGATGGATTAAAACTATCTACCATATCTATGAACTGTCTGATCGGTAGAATAGTTACATACTTATATTGAATACTATCTGGCGGGGCAGAAGTATCGAAATATTTAATCCATTCCATCTTAGCAATATGATCAGGTCGATACATCAAAACTGGTTGTGTGGAATCTAAAGAAGAATCCAACTGGAATAATTCTTCTTGTAAAGGAGCACTTGATCGAGACATAATGTTATAAAACGTTGTCTTGAGTATCTCAGCTACCTGAAGAGATTCTGTAGTATCAGATATACTGTTGACCTCATCTGAATTGAGAGCAGACAGTATATTCTGTGTCATATCTAAGAGTGTTCGTTTCATCGACGCTTCCAAGCATTGATGCCGATATTACCAAGCAAGAAAGTAATCACAGCATAAGGCAGATAAGTTACTGAATCTGGATACTTCTCAACATGGAACATCAGACTAGGGAATCTAATCGCATTGATTGTATCCCATCCTATGATTGCTGTCCAAACAGCTACTGGGAAAATAATAATATCACGAGCAAGTCGAATACCAATATCATCTTTAGTAGTTTCAATTATATTAGCAGCAACCTTTGACTCTTCTAAATCAGCAGTTCTTCCAGCTTTGAATTGCTCCAAAGCATTATCTTGTCTCTTATTAAGCCAACCAAAGAAACCTTCTATGATTGGACCTAAAATTGGTATCCAACTCAATATACTTAACATTATTTAATTTCCGGTGTTTCCATCATGTTACGACGTCTAGCAAGTTCAGTGAACAAACCTTTAACAAAGGATATTCCACCTAAATAGATAACTTGCTTTTTATCAAAGTTAGTTATTCCCAATAACGGAGAATAATCCATTGCTCCGAAGGCCATTGTCAATAAGCCGACTAAAGCTTCAGTACGGGCAATAACAACTGTTTCAGAGTAGACAAAGAATGCTTTAATGGCATCCCAGTTACTAACTGGAGGTAATTGTATCCGTAATGGTATCGGTAGTTTTTGTATCTCAGATGGAGGAAGCGACTGTAGTTTTTTTAGAGACAAGATTCTTCAACCTTTCAAGTTCCATTTTTGTATTATCAAGATCAATCTTGACTCCTGCATTTCCGCGCTCACCGATGTAGTATCCAATACCAGCTAACATACCGGCGAAGACTAAACCTGCTACTGCGAGAGCAACATTATATTCTGTAAACATTAATTATTCCTTTTATTATAATTATAAATAAGTGCACTAATACCTGCCACTATTGCGATGACTATTGTACCGCCTATAATCCACGGCCAGTAGTGTTGAGGAGCATTGGCGACTGCAGTACCTCCTGCTGCGATTACCGCACCAGTAGTCACTGTAGCGGCTCCTGCACCGGTTTTAAACATACCCATATACTTCAGAAGTCCGGCTACTCCAAGTTGTGTATCCACAGTATTAGCGCTATAAACCCCATCACTAATATACTTACCTTTAACATACTGATCAGTTCCAGCCCATATATATGGTGAAGGTATGCCTTTTCTAAAATATCCGAGACCATTATATTTCTCCAATATTGCTAGAGTACCACCAGGAGTCCAGTCTTTATTACGAGCTGCATAAGGAGGGCAATTTACAAGAGCATCATAAGCTGCATCTTCCCATGAATTAAAAGGTCCACGATTCTTAGGAACATGAGCTGATTTCTTATCCCAAGGATCACCTTGAGCAATACTGCGATCCCATTTCTGGCTTGCTTCACGCTCGTGGATAACAGCGATTACTTGCCAAGGAACACCAGTTTTATTTGATACAGCTTGATATCTTTTCATAGCCATAGGAGCTGTAAGCCTATCTGCTACTTTCTTAAATAATGGTCCTTTATCTGCGTAGACTTTACAGATATCCCATCTATGTTGTTCTAAGGTAATTAAATTATCCATTAGCGAATTCTTCTAGCTCTGAGAGTGCCGAACATAGTCATAGTACTAACTGAAAATGTAGTAAATCCGACTAAAAATATCGTAGTAGTTGAAGAAAGACTAAAACGACAAGGACCAATAGGTATATGGCAAGAATTAGAATTATTGCCAGGAACGACCGCAGAAAAAATACTTCCGCCTGTTCTACTGAGAGTTTGATCTAATGACGCTGTTGTAGATGTAAGTCCTGCAAGAGCTACAGTAATACTTGTAGTTGCTGCTGGAAATAAACTAAGCATTCCACTAACATCCCAATCTCCTGCGGTTAATGAAATACTCGTAAGATTTGTAGTTGCACTGGATGAAATGCTAACAGCCGAACCCGATGCAATATCACTTTGTACATATTCACCTATTTCACCAGCAGATGCAGAACCCGTAGAAGGTTCGCCTGTGTAATGTCCAGGAGAAACTGTTGAACTATTGATAGTTGTGACTGTAGCAACACCAAGAACTGGAGTTATTAAAGTAGGAGAAGTAGCACGAACTACTGAACCCGTTCCAGTATTAGCTGTTGCAGCTAAACTATTAATAAGAAAGCTATTACCTGTGCCTGCTGTATCATATGTTTTATTAGTTAATGTTTGTGCAGTATCATCTCCAACAACTCTTCGATTATTAGCACCATCTCCCCAAGTTAAAAGTCCAGCATTATATCCTAATACAGCCGCATTAGTTGGAGTACCTGTAGCTACAATAGGAGTATTTAACGTTGGTGTATTTAATATAGGTGTAGTTAATGTTTTATTAGTTAATGTTTGTGTTTGATCTGTTGAAACAATAATATGATTAGCTGCACCATCACCAATATTTAATTGGTTACTGCCATATCCCAATTGACCGGCCCCATTGGAAACATTAGATTGGATAGTAGGTGCAAAAAAAGAAGGTTGAGATATAGTTGAAATAGTAGTAGGAGTCGTGCCTGTTAAAACTATATTAGTACCTGCAACCAACTCAGCAGATTCTGAAGTCCAATTTATTGCATAATCAACATTACTTGTTTTAGCAAGAACTTGTCCAGTAGTTCCGCCTGGAGGAATATTAGTAATAGTACCTCCTGTTTGAACATCTTTTAATCTAGCTGGAGAATTAGCTGTAGCTGGAGTAGGAAGATTTAAAACCTGAAAATTATTCATATCTAGATTAGAACCCATCGTATTTGGTGTAGTTCCATTTCTAGATAGAGTATTATCCATTGCTGTTTGAATTACAGCATTATTAGCATTTATTGTAGTAGCCGCTGTAGTAGCGTCTATAATATTTCCTACATTATTTAAAGTTATTTTAGACATTAAGTAAGTCCATATATTTTAACAGTACCACTTGTAATATTTCCTGAAGAAAATAGAATTTGAAACCCATCTATTACAGCTGCTGAATTCCAATAACCAGTAGAAATAAAGGGAAATACTGTTATGCCTGTTTGAGTTTGAGTTCCAGCATAATTCCACATATGTAATCCAGAAGTATTTACACTAGATGCTAAAATCTTACCACTTATCCCAGGAGTAGAATTCACTACGCTAGTATGAGATAAAGGAAAGAAAGTAGTAGGTGTACCTGAAGTTACTGTACTTCCTGAAAAAATAGCTGAACTACAAATATAAGCAGTAGCTGGAAAAGTACCTCCAGAATGTACTTGCAACATTAATTGAACAGTATTAGTAGCTGGAACAACATTAATTAAAATAATCTCATAAGAAGAATATGCAGAAGTCATACTCGTCGTATCTGCAAGCGTTGCTGAACTAGCTGCAGTCAAGGTATTAAGTAATATATAATTAGGATTCGTATTAGCCCAAGTAGCATCTGCACGTAAGAAATTAGTAGTGCCGCCTCCTGAAGCTGGGGCAGCTCCTGATAAAGAAGATGTAAATGGATTTATTAAAGTAGTTGCTTGAGTCTTTGTTAAATCTGCAGGAGTGCCTCCGGCAATACTTCCTTTAACAGTATTAGCAGCCATGGTTCCTAAAGAAGCATTAGCAATACTATTAGCTGGGAGAACTGGGGTTGCTCCGAAAGTAGTTACACCATCTAATGCAGAAGTACCCGTTACATGAATAGAACTACTAAATGCATTAGTTCCAGAGAAAGTATTATTACCATCTAAGAAAGGAACAACATGTCCTGATGTTCCTGTACCTGGAATTGTTATAGTCGGATTAGATACAACATCAATTAATCTAGCAGGTGAATTTACTGTACTAGGAGCAGGCAGATTAATGATCTGATTAGAATTCATATCTAGAATATTACCCATTTGATTGGGAACTGTACCATCTCTAGATAAAGTATTATCAAATGCAGTACTTAAAACTGCATTATTATTATTAATAGCACTTACAGCCGTATTCTCATTCTGTAAGTTAGCCAGGTTTGTAAGTGTTATTTTTGTCATTTGTTTCCTTTGTAGAAATGGGAGGCGTCCCTCCCATAACTATTACTGAGTGATAGTCGTCTGTGTAGGTGTACGATAATTAATACGAACCCTAATCTTACCAGCAGTAAAGTTGGCAGTATTAGCAGTAGCAATTAAATATCCCGTAACAGGAGTACCAGCGGCAGCACCAACATAACCACCGACGAAGGCAGAGCCTACGACGAGATGGAGGTTAGCACCTTGAACTAGTGTAGCCACAGTCATGGCATTCACAAATCCAGTAGCAGAATCAACAGTGGCACGATCATTATTAATCAAACCAATGTTTAGAGTAGCCGTTGCACCAGCGCCAGCCGTTTCAACAATCACATCAACCGACTCGACGAAAACGCCTTTAGGAACAAATGTGGTATTGGACGGAATAACAACCGTGGTAAACGGAGTTAGAGTTGTAAGATCCAAGAAGTATTCAAGAATCCTATATTCACCTTCGCGGTGGAAATCTCCACCGACTTCGGGAACAGCTTTAGTAGTACCAAACTGACGGTAAAGTCCGTCAGGATCAAACCAAAAACCCATATTATGTTTCTCCTTCTATTAAGCTGGAACAGCTAAGGTTGAGGTTAAAACAGTAACTAGATTTTCAGGGCGATACAGTTTGAAGCCGTATTCGCAAATCGTCAGATACTCTGACTGCTGGAGATCTTTATTGAACTCCGAGTAAACAGTAGGCATCTGGCGGAATGCACCAACCCAAGGCAACGTATCGCCAGGGGTAGCCGAGAAGAAGAAGTTTGCAACACCATTCGTGGTCACAGTAACGGAGTTAATGGTTTCCGTAATACCTGAGGGCAGGTAATTAGAAACGTAAACATCGAAACCGTAGATATTGAACTGGAATTTAAATCCAGTCATCACGCCGCTAGCTGCAATGTTACCCCATTGTGGGATAGGTGAAAGCAGGTTAGTGACGCCAGCAAGTGTAGCGATGGAGTAGGCAACCGACGGGTCGACAACAGCAACGAGATTGTTAAGGGGCACGTTTGCCTTTGTAAGGGCAAAGAGTGCTTTAGCAAAGTCACTGAAAGCGAGAGTCGGAGTACCACCACCAGCAACCCAGCGATGACTCGCCGTGTTAATAGTGTTTAGATTGCTTGCAGTCTGTCCAGAGTTAGCCTTAGAGAAGATGTTGGTTTCAACGCCTTCCATAATCGCACGATGTTGACGAGGCACGAAGGCCGCGATCACATCCTGAGAGTAGTAAGAGTCACGCTTGAATTTTTCAGAGATTGCGTTGGCAGAATACTTATACTGATCAAAGTTAAACTGGAAGTTACCAGTATCCATTTGATTGTATTTAATCGCCTGATTTTCATTGAAATCAGCAGTTTCTGCTTCACCCAGGGACGGGATATTGATAAGATAGCCATCCGGGAAATCTGAGATAATTCGGACAAACTTCATAGCATTCAGGTCATCGAGAAGCAATTCCTTGAGCTGTCGGCTCCAGAGTTGACTTCTAACGAGAAACTGATTGGATTGGTCTGTAAAACCAGCCATGTAGTTCTCCTTTAATTAAATTAAATCAATTCTTGAAATCGCCATCTTTGAAGTCGTCTCCGAGTTCAACCATGTCGTCAAGCATTTGATTTGCGATTTTCGTATTGTAATACATCTTAGGATCAGCTTTCTTCATTTCCTGATAGTAAGCCCAAGTTCGCTTTTGCGGTCTTGCTGAGAAATTGTCATTACTCACGCTAGAGCGTATTGGTGACTGGAAACCTTGTGCAACTGGCTGATTCAATCCCATCAGATTATAAAATGCATGAGGGCTTGTCTTAGCAGTTTCATTAATATGGTCTGCAGTTAATCCAAGTGTATTCATTCGTCTTGCAAGTTCTTGCTGGTAGTTAGTACCGAACATCTCTTGCAATTTAGACTGAACTTGATTATAGTTATCTGTACGTTTCTTATTAGTTTCGTATGAAACGATCTCTTTAGAAACTAGAGAACTCAATTGAGCTGGGTCTATGGTTGGCTGTTTTGGTTCCGTCACGGGTGGTGTGAACTGGGGAGTATTCTGCGGATGTTCTAGGCGGTCTATCAAATCCTGCAACTTAGCCTGTTGATTAGCTTCCTCACGTAGTTTAAGATAATCATCACGAAGTTCGTCTTGACGTTTCTTAAATAATTCTATTGTGGTATCAGCTTCTGCTTTTCCTCTCGCTAGGTCATTCACGGTCTTAAATTTCTTATCTGGTCCGACAAGGTCTGCGAGATAGTCTTTAGTGGGGTCAAATTGTGGTTGGGATTGCTGTTGGTCCAACAGGTTTTCCATTGCTTATTCCTTCTTGGTCAAGGTTGAGTAAATTCATATATGTTCTGAGGCAACGGCGATATCCGTTAGCATCAGCTATTCTTAGTTCCCAATTAGGAAGATCATAGACACTAGTATTAACCTCACGGTTATTCATACCATCTAAATCTTCCTGCATAAGAACTGATAATCTATCAAGAGCTACTGTAGAACCTAAGATAGAATTGGTTAATCTATCTACTTCTTCAGGAGTCTTAGCATTCTTTATCCAGGCAGTAATCACTTTCCCTTAACTTTCTTAAGTTTAGGATTCTTTCTCTTTGCCTTAGCTGAAGCATTTCTACTACTCTTAGCAAGAATAGCTCCTGCTGCTTGTTTAGAAACACCTTCTTTTTTAGCTATATTTGCAGCTACTGATTTAAAGCTCATTTATCAGTATTCTTTCTAAATATTTTAGAAGCTTTAAGAGTTTCTCCTTCAGCTAAACCTCTCATAGATGTTTGCCATGGATTATCTTTATCATAATTCATCTCTGATTTAAGTTTAGAATATCCGGTTTCATCTGCTCTTCCGGGATTAAAGTTATCATTGTGGCCACTATCAGCCTCATGATCCATGGGATCCATTTATGTTGTTCCTAACGTTCCTGCTGGGGTTGCATTAGCTCTAGGCTGATTTGTTAGTCCAAAGCCTGGTTTAACTGGGGGAGACGGAGGACCATTACCACCGCCGGCTATACCACCCTCTAAGTCATAGTCTTCCCCCATACCAGTAGCAGTACCCATCTCTTGATGGAGTTGCTCCTGTAGAGCTTGAACTTGACGTTGTCCTTCAGCCTGTTCGGCGAGGAAGATGTAAGGTGTTACAATCTGACAATCTTTGAGGTTAAAGACATCTTCGATGATCTTTGCTAGGCCTATTCCTGAGAAATGAGTTTGTACGAATGGCCAGAGACCTGAACTAGTCAGAGAAGTCAAATTCTGAATTAACTCTGCTTGTTCAGCAAAATGCCGAGCAGCGATAGGTTTAATACGACCTATGCCAGTAATATCTTGAACTGTTAAAGTCATGAAGGTAGCGACTTTGAACTCGTCGTCGAAGACCCGAATAGCATTAACACCAGAAAGATTTCGCCTGGCTAGTTCTAACATCGCGTTTAACAACGGTTCTACGATCTGCTCTTCAAACTGTGTAATCTTATTTTGAAATACACGAGAAGCAGCATTCTCTAATCGCTGGACCTCATACTTAGTTTTTTCACCAGGTGACCTGAAGCCCATAGCTTCCTTAGGTGCACCGGCCATTTCTTCCATGGTAGAAGCCAGGTATCCGATCTCAGAATTACTCTGCATGATCTGAACTTGTGGCTGAACTAGTTCGACATCACCTTCTTCTGAGACGAAGATCTTCTCACCAGGTTGCCATGTATAGTCTTCTACGAAACCCTTTATCTTCTGGACTGGATAAGTCACCAAATCCCAGATATCAGCTTTCATATTCTCAACATGGTCCATCCGGTATTGCATACCGACTAGATTATCTAATGGACCCATCCCCCAAAGATTGTCTTGTTTCTTACGCCAAGGAGCGTGGAATATAGGAGGATAACCAAACCAACTGGGATTAGGACGGTTATCAATAAGCTTATGGCGGTCAACAACCGTGATAACACGGTTCTTTTCGAATGTATCGGTATCTGCATCATACCAGTCTCCATAGAAAGTTAAGACTTCTACGAAGTTACTCTGTAGATATGCCCTGAATGATGTAAATCCATCCATAGCATAGAGATGATCTTTCTGTACCCAATCTCCCTGAAATTCTCTAGATTGAAAGCGAAGATCTTTCAAATATTTGTATAATGCTATATTAGCTTCACGAGTATCATCATTAGACATGTTTTCCATCATATCTCGTAATTCACCCATCGTTATAACACTTCTGACAAACTTAGGTGAAACCATGAAGTTCTCAGCAGTAGGATTCATCACCAAATCTAATGGACTGATGCGTCTAATAGACGGTCCAACATAACCTGCCTGATTACCATCTACTTGCTGAACTCGCATGTCTGTCCATTCTACAGTAGCAAAACAATTGCCGAAGTCGATATAATCTTGAATAACCTTGTCCATCTCATGTTTGAAGGTAGGTTGTTCAATACACCAAGCCATATAGTTAATAATAGCATCACGCTTGGCTACGGAATTACTATCTTTATTATTAGCCTCCCAAGTTAGCCATTTACGCTTAGGCCATAATGTAGCTGTGTAGTTCGAGTATAAATTATCTCGGATCTGACAAAGTTTGGGAATAGTCGTACTATTCTTCCAGGGGGTCTTACTATTGGTTGTTTGACGTGTATCTGTTGCATAGACATAACGACGAATCTCTTCCCAATCATTCTTCTTAATCTGACGTAGAACATCCCACGTGATGTACTTTTCAGTCAATCGTGTAGCTAAAGTATCAGGAGTGATGACATTTCTAAGATCTAGGACGCGATTAGTCACGAAACACCGCCCCAACGGGTATGGAAGTTAAATTCATGTTCTTTATTTTGTTGTAATCTATATAAATTCATAGGAGCCTTGCCTACTGTAAAATCTATCGCAGCAGCAAGAGAATCCTTGATATCGTCATGTGCAGGGTTAGAAAATATCAATTCTTCCTCTAAAGCTTGGATATTACCACCTTGGTAATGCCAGATTTGCTTATTGGCATATTTAGGTTCAAGAGTTGAGAAGATTCTTTCTTCTTTCGAACCAGCCCAGCGTGAAGGACGGTATTCATCAATAGTAAGGGATAAACCATGTTTACGGATATAATTTTCTTTAAGGTCAGTAACGATAACTTGTTGAGCGACAGAAACTTCAGCTCTGATCTGTCTGAAACCCCATTTCTCATAGAGTTTAAGAATATGCTGAAAGTATTCACTCATCTTATCAGTTTTGAAACGGTCTATTTCCAGAATGTAATAATTATGATTACCGTCAACACCAAGCACGATAATGGAAGTAAAGTCAGACCTTTTTCCAGTAGAGTAAGCGAAGTCCACTGCGGCAACAATATTAAGACGTTCTTTTCGGAAGAACCATTGCTGTTCTCGTCGATTAAGATAATTCTGGTCATAGTATTGAAAGAGATCCTTCTTAATGGGAGATTCATCCACACTATGGGGATCATTGTAATATTGCGCCCTGAAATAAACTTTATTAAGGTACTGGGCTCGTTTCTTTCCAAGTTCTTCTTGATTAAAACCAAACCACTTACCGTCTGTTCTCTGGGCACGGGGCCAGAGATATTCTCCAGTACCGTCTCCCGCAGTCTCCACAGGATATTCTTTAATCTCGAATAAAGACTCGGTGTCTTCCAACTGATTTCCATCTGTGTCATACATTTCAATCTTCATGTTAAGTAAATCTTGATAGAGATCTAATGGATGGTACCTTGTACCTACAACCCACTCTCTGGAATCACTGCCTTCAACAGATGACAGGTGTCCATATTGATCCTTTACCTTTGACCGTCCCTCTTCTGTATAAGCATTTGATTGGACGACTACATCATCCAAAACAGCGATATCGCAGTGAAGCCCAACAATGTTAGAAGTGAGACCAGCAGTAAAAATACTTGGGTCTCGGATAGATTCTTCGTAACGCCTTGGGTGATCAACTGAGATTTCATACTCTGTCCATTTCTCTCGTTTCGCTTCTTCCTTGTTGACCATATCAGGCCAATAAGTCCGATAAGTAGCATCGGTTAATATATCTTTAATAAACTTTAATTGCTTTACAGCAAGATTTCTGGTAGAAGAGATATATAAAATACGTAAAGCAGGATCTCTGGTTAATTCCCATGCACAACGATATGCTACTAACGCACTCTTCATATGATCTCTAGGTAACAATAAAAGCTGATGCTGCTTACTATTACTTGCAGTCCACCAGCTTATAACTTCTCTATGTATATTTCCTAGCATCCTCTTAGGATGGACTAGTTTAATAAACTCTTCTAAAGAACTCTCTGCGAGTTTCTTGCGTGCTTCTCTGGCTTGATCTAATTTCTTCAAGTCAATACGCCAGTCAGAACTGTAACACCTATAGCATTATGTTTGCCTGAATTAGTAACTATTCTAGCCCCACAAGGATGTTGATGTTTTTCTTCTCCGCCTAATGCATTGAAAACATTGATTGCACCTGAAACATGTTGAAGAGGTACATTAACAGTACCATTTACTTGTACAACGTTGAGTCCACCATTAGATCCTTGATAACCTACAAAGGTAGCTCCATTAACTACATTAATATTAATTGTACCGTCGGCTGCATATAATCCTGCCATCTTTAATCCTTATTTATAAAACCCTTACCATGTGCCAATTCATCAATTCTTTTCTCCAACATAGAGATATGATTAGCTTGAACTGCTACAGAAGTTAAAACTTTACCAAACTGATTAAATGCTTCAGATAAGACCCTTTGACTTTTTTGAAGATACGAAACATCACTTTTTATCACAATAATATCTCCCTTCATAGTCCAAATAAAAGTCATAACTGATCCTACGACTGATAAGATCGTTAAGATATTACCTAAACTTATTGAATATTCTATGATCGGCAACATCAAGCTATTATTTATAACCCTTCTTCTTATCTATCTTCTTATCTCTTTTGGAACCTTCTTTGATTCCCTTTTTCTTATCTCTGGCTTTGTCTTGTTTCATGCCAGCAAAATCTGATTTCTTAGCCACTATTTAATCCTTGTTGTAGGGTATTTACCTTTAATATTATTTTGGAAGTACTTACCGTATGAGTCAGACTTAACCAGTTCTTTAGCCTGTCTAGGTTTAACCTTTTCATATTTATAAGTTCTAAACTCAACTGTGAGTTCTTTCTTCTCTGGATCATACCCTATTTCAGATATATTCGAAGAGACTACTGGCATAGACCTGGGAATAACATCCCCAGCTCTAAGAGCTTCATAACCTTCTTTCCA